GTTAATTGGGGTATAAGCAAATCGGTCAATGGTCTTTATGGGAAGCATAAATTCCATGTCATCGCCGCCACGCACCCAAAGGTTGATATCAATGGAGGCAGCAGTATCGACAGGGGCAACTAAAGGGTTTAAGACATTAAGGTAAATCATTCCAGCAGAGTGTCCGAATCCTCGAACAGTACTGTAAGCATCTTGGGTAGGTGCAAGTTGATCAGCAAGGGGGTACGTGTTCTTCCAGGGGGTATCAGAATTAAAAGGTATAGTGTACTTTAGAACATGGGTTTCGTGTAAATCAAAAACAGCAGAATTTAATTGAAGAAGTTCGGTATTATTAGGTATAGTGTTAACAGAATCATATAAAATGGAAGGGGCAGCAGTATAACCAAAAAGCAAACGTCCGGTATAAAACTCATTCGCAACGACTCGCAACTCAATTTCAATCGTACCACGCCAACGATAAAAATGTGAAGCAACAGCTTGTAGCCAGGAGGGTTGTATAACAGATCCAGAAAGGTTTGTACCAAAAGAAGAGGGGCAAACTTGGTAAGAAAAGATATTAGCATTAGCATTATCAGAGGTACTCCAAGAATAGGTAAAAATCATAGAAGGTTTGGTAACAAGTGATTTAAAAGTCATAGCATCAGCAGAGGCACCAGCAAAATAATGGGGAGGAGCGTGTAAAGTATGAGGGTACAAATTTAGCTCAGAAGCAGTATCATCTCCAACACCTAGGGAAGGGTTAAGTATAGTATTACGAATAAAAGGTTGAGGAAATTGATTAACATTGGGTTTATCAAAATTACCAGCAAATAAAGAAGTAGCAGCATCAATTCCACCACTAATAGCAGAAATGCCATTAGTAATCACACCAGGAATATTACCAGTCTCGTAATCAGCAGCAGCAAGTGCGGCTGATTTTCCAGCACCAAGAAGTTTTGAAACTCCACCTTGGTTAGAAGCGGAGTCTGGTTTCTTAGAATTGGATTTCTCCAATCCTTGAGCAACCACACCAGGGGTATCAGAAAAAGAAGGGGTAGCAAAGCCAGCACTTGTAGGTAATAGATGCCGAACTTCAGGATTAAGCAGAGAACAAAATACAGAGCATGTAGCTTGTTGGGAACCTTGGGCTCCAACGACAAGAGAGTTTAGTACTATTACAGCAATTTCACCGAGGTTAGGTTCTCCATCCCGAAAGATAGAGTAGCAAGAATAAATATCAGCAAAGGGTATATCAAGAATAGCAGTGTTTGATTTTCCAGCAGAAGCAGTAACATGGGGTAAGCATGTAGCATAGTGTATATTATCAAAAACAGTGTA